CCCCACTTTGATTTTTGCAGACGATTTTCACAATATCACTTCCTGCTCTGCAAGCGGGCCTGCCTCAAAAGGTTGCGCGTTTGTCGTGCCGTTTCAGCATTTCCAAGCGCTTTCGGGCTGTAATTGTTCTGGACAAATGAGAGCTTTTCTGCCTCCGATTCAGCGGTCCCCGACGCTGCTGAATATCCCCCGGCATAAGCCATCCGCATTTGCGGGTTTATACTCATATCCGACGCAAGACTCCGCATGGCATCAAGTACTTTATATTTATTTTTGTTGATACCATTCGCAAGGCCCTCCATCATGTCCGGCATCCATGTTTCATAATCCGCCAGCGGGCCTTCATCAGGCGCGGAAAAGTGCAGGTGCCTGCGGATTGTATTGCCTATACCGCTGACGGCATCTTTGACACTGTCGGCCATACTCTTAATGCCGTCAACTAAGCCCTGAATCATATCTTTGCCCCACTGGAGCATCTGCGAAGGTAAGCTCTTAATAAATTTGATTGCGCTGTCAAAGCCGTGGATAATTGCATTGCTGACGCCCTGCATAAATCCGGAAAATTTCGATGGAAGCGTAGAGAAAAAGCTCAGCAAGCTATTAAACATATTAACAGCTGTACTTTTGATTCCATTCCATAAGCCTGTAAAAAATGTTTTCAAACCGTTGCCGATTGACTGAAGAACAGTGGCGCCGCCTTTGAAAATCATTCCAAGCGCACCTACAAGTGCTTGTGCGATACCGACTACTACAGACTTTATTCCGTTCCAAATGGTGCTAAAAGCATTTTTGATATTATTAAGTATGCCTGTAAGGTCACTATGCAATTTTGTAAAGTCACCGGTAATCAGGTCAATGAAAATCAGGACAATGCCCAAGACAACATTTTTTATTACAGTCCAAACGCCGGTGAAGATTGACTGAATCCCACTCATAATGTTTGACAGCCCGGCTTTTAAAGTATTGAACGGACCTTGTATTGCAGCCACAAACGGTGTAACGATCGCCATAACGGCGGAACTAATAGCATTCCATGCCGTTGTCGCTGCCGACTGGATTGATGTCCAGATACTGGAGAAAAAGCCGGTAATGCCGCCCCAGACAGATTTAATCCCATTCAGGGCGCCGGTAAACACACTCTTGACCGTATTAAGGGCAGTCGTTGCACCAGATTTTATCCCTGCCCATAACTTTTTGAAAAAGCTGCTGATCGGCCCCCAGTTTTTGATAATGACAAAAGCAAGGGCGGCAATCGCTGTAAGCACAAGAATGACAGCGCCAGCAGGCGTCAGCATTTTTGTAAAAGCAACGGCGATACCTTGTTTTTCTTTCATTGCTCCTGAAAATCTATCAAGGGCGTCAAATATTCCACCAATCCCGGTTGACAATTTGCTAATTGCAGTTATTACCGGCCCCATGGCTATCGCGATAGCTCCAAGCTTCAAAATCATGCTCTGCTGAGCTGGAGTCAATGCATTAAATTTGTCTGCGATTTTTGCGATAGCGTCTGAAATTTTAGTTACAACCGGCGCAAGGGATTCGCCAAGTTTAATGCCGGCATTTTTCATCTTGTTGAGAGACTTTTCCCATTTTGCCGCACTGTTGTTTTCCATTTTTTCAAATGCGGAATCGGTTGTACCTGCGGTATCTCCCATTTGCTTTAAAATGCTCGAAAAATCCTTGCTGCCTTTACCGGCAAGGATAGTCACGGCGTTCAGAGCACGCACGTTTCCAAAAAGTTCAGCCATTTTTTCGGAAGATCCGCCTGTCTTCTGTTTGATTTCTTCAAGGAATTTTGGCCATCCGACATTTTTCAAGTGCGCTTCGGAAAAGTCAATTCCCATTTGTTTGGCTGCTTTTGCCGCCTCGGTGGACGGTTTCAATATGCTTGATAATGCAGATTTCATCCCCGTAACTGCTTCATCGGTCTTAACGCCGTTCTTAGTCAGCTCTGCTAGGGACGAAAACAAATCCTTTGTAGATACATCCATTGAAGCAGCAATTGGGATTACATTGCCAATAGCGCCGCCGAGTTCTGCAACGGTCGTTTTGCCTAAATTCTGCGTTTCAATTAGCTGATCAGAAATAGTTTTTGCGTCAGACGCTTTCAATCCATAAGCATTAATCGTAGTTGTCAGTGCATCAATGGCCGTCGTAGTATCTGTAAATCCGGCTTTAGCTAATTTTGTAGCCGTCCCCAAGAACTGCATGGAATCGCCTGTTTTAACGCCTGCTGATATCGTCTGATAAAGAGCATCGTTCAAACTCGCTGCGCTTTCTCCGGTTTTGTTCGATAAACTAAGTATTTCTGATTTTAATTTATTGATTGATACCTTTGACGTATCGGCAATTGTTTGGACTTTCGACGCCGAATTGTCAAAATTCATAGCGGCTTTTACTGCGCCGGTACCTACAGCAGCAAGGGGAACGGAGACTTTTAGGGTAAGGGATTTTCCTACCTCCCCCAGCCTTTTACCTGCTTTATCAAATGCATTGCCAATTCCAGAAAGTTTTCTCGAGAGACTTTCCCATTGTACAGAATGGCTTTTTAGTTTAGAATTTGTTTCGTCAAGGGAAGTCTCCATTTCTTTGAGCTTGCCTTTGGCATCGTTAAGCTGAATAGAATAGCCCTCAACCGCCTTATTGTTGTTGCGGACAAGCTTTTCACTTTTATCGTAATCAGCCTGTGCATCGTCCATTTCTTTTTTCAGCTTTTTTGTTTCATCCGCATTTTTTCCGATGCTGGAGGCACTTTCTTCGTATGCCTGCTTCGCAGAATCCAGTTTGGATTTGTTATCCATCATTTTCTGGGAATTCTGCTCCAAGGCAGTTTTTGACTTATTAAGCGCGGCCTCATATTGGCCTACGATCTGCTTTTGGAGGCTGATTTTTTCGCCAAGAGCCGACGCGTTGCTTTTGAGGCCGTCAAAGGTATTTCCCCAATTCTTAATTCCGGAAACAGACGCTTTGAAGCCGGAATCCGCTTCCTGCATCTGGCGTTTCAGAGAGTTCATCCCATCACGAAAACTGCCGTCCTCCAATGCAATTTTAACCGCAAGAGTTTTTATTGCTTCGTCGGCCATATCCTCACCTCCTAATAATGAGCATAAGAAAAGCACCCTCCGAAGAGGATGCCTTTATGACCTTGCTAGATAAAATTAAACCTTAAGCTAATTTAAAATCAATTTCAGATTCACTATTAAATATATTTCCGGTATACTGAAGCACAAGCCCTTTATCCCCTTTAGGTACCTCAAAAGCAATAGTTCCCTCAATTTCTCCGTTTGGAGCCAAATCTCCACTATCAAGTTTGTCTTTTTCAATTGACGAAACATAAGTATTGTCTGTTATTTGCCCTTTGCTATTTCTAATTTTAAAATCATACGGGTTGTATGATATATTTTCCTTCCCCGCATTTTTATATTTTACTGTAACTATGGCATATTCATTCCCGGATTTTGGAGAATCATATTCTCCGCCTTTCGTTGTTTTGAAATTTGTCACAGTAAGTTCTACGTTATTGTATTTTACTGTTTCACCAATTTTAAACGTCGTTTTTCCCGCTTTGCTATTGTTAGACTGCTCTGCACTAGATTTTGGTTCAGCACTTCCATTTGATGAAATCGCAGTTGGCTGTTCCCCGCCACAAGACTGAGCAGCAATAATAATGACAAGGATTATCACAACGACAATAATCCACGGCCATTTTTTTCTTTTCTTTTTTTCGACTGGATTTTTCTGCTCTTCACTCATATTTTCCTCTCCTTTATAAGGTATTAATCTTTTATTACAAAAATACTCTCCTAAATTGGAAATTTCAAGCCCTTTTAATTCCTCAGCCACTTTGCCTTTGCCGGGTCAACTTTCCGATACGGTTTTCCATTGCGATAGATAATATCATCATCTTCCGGCTCGCCGCCCTGCCCTTTAATAGAATCGTCCGGCAGAGTAAACGCGCCCTTATAGAGCACGCCGTAACGATATGCACCGCCCCGGATTGTAGCTTTATAGAGCAGCGCGCCATATGGCGCTTCGTCTTCCTGTGCTGCATAGATTCCTCCCTCTGCCGCGATGCTCTGTCCAAGCATCAGCGCCCGCATACTGTTTTCAACAGATGCAAGCGTAATATCTACGTCAACACTGTCAAGTGCCGTCGCCTGATCCCACAGTTTATTTTCGGCATACTGCTTTTCGGTGTTCGTTTTTGGCTTCATGTCAAATTCTTTCACGCCAGGCAGATACATGGGCGTCTGGTAATTGATTGAGGAAAGCGAGTCCGCAAGGAGCTTCGCCCAGTAAAGTTTCTCAATGCCTGTTACAGTCGGCATAAAATCATTCCTTTCATTCAACAAAATTGCAGCGCAGGGCGATATGATCCGTTTTGGTGTCGGATTCATATAATTCCTGCGCAGTAAACCCTTGAAACCCTATATTGAATAGAGCTGTTATCACCTGATTTTTCAGGTCATCAAGATCTGTCCCGCTTGAATCGCCCGGCTCCCGCCATAAATCGATTTGCCAATAACTCCCCGTGGCGATCGGAGCATTTTCGGCGTATTCCTCCGGCTGCTCGTTATACATGAAGTAGGTCGCGTAGATCGTAGCGTTTCCGCCATAATGTCCATGCGCGGCCGGCATGATTGGAGTAATGGCTGCTTTGATTGCTGCTTTCTGCCTCATTTCAGCGCCTCCGTGAGCTTTTTGCGGATGATCTCCTGTGCTTCCGTCTGATGATGTTCAAAAGCGGGAGCCAAAAAGGGATGTGCAGCGGCCTTTATTGTCCCGAATTCTACCATGCGTCCGTAATAGACATCGCCCGACATGACACCGGAAAGCACGTATTTTGTTCCTTTTGCGCTTCTTACATTGCCGACCTTCAAGCTCTTACGCAGCTTCCCGGACCGATCGTGAAACACCGTGGTCTGCTTCGCTTCATCAATAATCGGCTGAGAGGCTTCTTTCAAAGCGTCGGCTTCAACCGCTGCCGCATTGGCAACGTTTAATTCGAGATCGTCGATCAAGTCGTCCATACCTTCAAGAGAAACGTCAACACCCATGTGGTCCCCCCGAATACCGCTTGTCATTACAGACAAGCTCCGTCATTTCGTTTCCTTTGTCATAACTGCGTACAACATAGTAAGGCTTTTCGCCATATTCGAGCTTCCGTTCGCCGTTGTAATCAGCCGTGCGTATAAGGAACATCTGCGTTAGATTGACCTGCTGCTGCGCCGCTGCGTAAAATTCGCTTTGGCGGATTGATTTTTTGTCGGCAAATACGGTATTCCTTCCGGTTTCAACCTCTTTTGGATCACCGTTGTCGTCCGTATCGTCGCGGAAAGTAATCAGATCAACCGTATCGCTAAACAGCACCAGTATCGCCCCCGTTGTAGTCGCCCGAAAGAGCGAGCGAACCTTTCAGAGCCGTATAGGCCTGCATAAATTTGTCGCTGTCCTCGCTATAGCCAAAATTGGCTTTTGCATAGAGAACGACGGCCCGCCGTATGAGCGGGTCGTTTTCCTCGATTTTGTTTACGCCGGACAGCTTCAAATCCGCCTTGCAGGCGTCAATAATCGGCTGAATCTCCGAGACATCAAACGCTGTTGACTTTATCCGGAGATTTACTTTTACATCGTCAATCAGCGCCATTTAATCAGCCCCCAGCAGCAGCTTTCTTCGTGACGGTTACAAGGCTGTTTTTGTCCACGACCTTGCCGTCTGCAAGCATGATCGCTTTCGTAACCTGGTCGTCGGTGTCATTATCCTCGTAGCGTTTTACGGTGACAGCGTAGTTTGTGTTAAAGATGTAATCCTCCGGCCTAAACAAAAACGCTACAACCGTATCTGACTCCACCGTATCGGCATAGTTCGACATATAGTCATTAAGGATAACGCGGCGGCCAAGCAGAGTACGCTCCGGCGCACCGTTGATGCCGTAATTTACGCGGGCAATAGGCTGTTTCGCGCTGTCCACCATACCAATGAATTTCATGAAGGTCTTTTTCGTCATAAACCATACAGCGCCGTTTTCATAGGCAAGCGGCAGGGCAGCTTCGGCGTCCACGAGAGTGCTGTAATCAATTTTACCGGAGGCTGCAATATCGACATTCTGCCCGTTTGGAGCGGTTTCCGCAAGGATGCCTTTCGGCTGCCCGGTACCTGTGCCGCTGATAATTGCCTGTTCCTGGGCTTTTGTCATTGCCTCGGACACGTTGTTCACGAAAGACGTTTCAAACATACCAAGCGTCGTAACGGATACTTCCAGCGACATACTGATGGCGCAGCGCAGCTTATAGTAGCCAAAGGTAATACTGCCGGTTGTTTTTTTCTGTTTGTCACTGCCCGCGCCCTCTGCTACCCACGTTGCAACCGGTTTAACTGTTGACGTCGGGATAGACACACCGGCCGGATATGCTGTGTGCGTAACAAGCGGCAAAATCATGCCGACTGCTTCCATTTTTTCGATAATGCGCTGCATAATAGTCGTCGGGATTACCGTACCAACGTCCGGCGTCTTGGTACTTTCATCGGCGTCACGGAGCCGCGCAGGAATTGGAGTGCCATTAAGCACATTGCGCATAAATGCCTTGCGGTATTCGACGGAGTCAAAAACGTCTACAGGTTCAGCAGACGTCACGGTTGACGCGGCAGTCGTACCGTCAACCGGCTTACCCGCGCTAGAGATGTCAACGATTTTCGGAGTGCCGGATAGTGCGGCAAGATTTGCGCGAGCTTTGGACTCGGCGTCAAAGCTATCGTCAAGCGCTTTTACTTCTTTCGTTTTATCGGCGGCCTCTTTGAGTTTGCCGGCATCGATAAAAGACTGTGCCTCATTGATAAGGCCTTTCCGCTTGTTCATGTATTCTTCTTTTGTCATTCAAATCACCTTTTCCTTTAAAAAATCTAGTTCGGTTTGTATTTTTTCGGTTTGCTTTTTCTCCGTCAATAAAGAACGGATTTTATCGACTGCGGTCCTCGGCAGCAGACCAGATGCTGAAGCTGCCAAAGGTTCGGCCGCACTTCCTGCGAACATCACCCGATCGACTAACTTTTTGTCGACAGCGTCCTGCGCCGTAAGCCATGTTGTTTTGTCCATCATGTCAAGCACATCTTTTTCAGACATGCCCGATTTTGCAACATACGCCGACGCAATCGCCTTGTCGGCCTTTTGGAGAATTTCTGATGTTTTATCATGCACATTGTGATTTCCGTCCGACACAGCAGACGCACAATGTACCATCATCCTCCCCGTGGAAACCATTTCGGACCAGCCGGCCATTGCAACCATAGATGCCGCCGAAGCACATGCTCCGACGATATGAATACGCGTACCGGAGTATCCTTTGAGCGCCGCGTAAATTTCTGACGCGGAGTCAACATCTCCACCCGGCGAATTAATTTCTACATCGAGTATTTCGCCGTTTGCTTTTTCTATAGCATCGGAAATATCGCGCGGGCAGGTTGCAGACCAGCCAATCCAGTCATAAACGCCTTTGTAGTCGTTGGGAACGATTTCGCCTTTGATTTCAACTTTCAACTGTTATCGCCTCCGCTCTCGCTTGTCGGCTTCGTGTCCAGCCTGCGAATGGGCGTATCGCCGCCTGACAGCGGTGCAAGATTAAGCACGGAACGCCATTCATTCGGCGTCATAGCACCCCTGTCGACCATTGCCTGCAAGCCAAGCTTTGTCTGCATACTCGCGTACTGCAAATTAGCCGCCTCAA